TTTATGTCGCTGAAAAGTTAATTCAACACAGTCATCTTGTAGACTTAACCTCAACTAATTAATTATATTTAATAAAATAAAATAATATGGCTAAAGAAACATCAGGTGTTAAACGATTAAAATCAGTTGATGGTAGAATCGTTCACTATTTAGACGGTAAATTACATAACTGGGAAGAACCAGCTGTTATACATCCAGATGGTAAAAAAGAATATTGGTTATTCGGTATTCAGTATACTAAAGATGAATTTATGGATCGTAAACGTGATTCAAATGGTGTACCACCAGCAAAGGATCCAAAATATGATACACGTCTCTAATTAATATTTATATCAAATACACAGTATGAAAATAGGATTATGTGGTACAATGTCAGTTGGTAAAACAACGTTAGTTAAAGCGTTGTCTAAAACTGCTGAATTTAAAAATTATAAAACTGCTACTGAACGTAGTAAGTATTTACGTGACTTAGGTATTCCATTAAATACTGATTCGACTATTAATGGTCAGTTTGTATTTTTAGCTGAGCGTGCTAGTGAATTATTACATGAAAATATATTAACAGATAGAACAATATGGGATGTATGTTCATTTACAATGTTAGCTAAATCTATTGGAACACATGACAAATCTCAATTTGTAAATGCAGCAATGACATTAAGAGATCAATATGATATTGTATTCTATATTGAACCTGTTGGTGTAGAAATGGAAGATAATGGTGTAAGAGAGACAAATCTTGAATATAGAGCTGATATTAATCAAGAAATATTGCGTTTATTATCATTATTTCCGCCTAAAAAATTAGTAATATTACATGGTCCAACTAAAGATCGTGTTAAAACTGTATTAGACGCTTTAAAATAAAATATTTATTAACATAACAACAACAAATCATGGCAGATTTCGACTACAAAAAGTTTATAACTGAAGCAAAACTTAAAATTAAAGTTCCTGTAAAGGAAATGGCACGTATTGCTAAAGAAAAATATAAATTAAATCCTGACTTTCCAGAAATTAAAGACAGAATTAAAAATCCATCAGGATATAAGACAGATAGAAAACAACAAGTAATTAACTACTTTATAGCTCAAGCTAAAGAACAAGGTATTAAACCATTTGAGGTTGAGTTATTGAAAAGTGACATTGAAAAAAATTCTGCTCCTGGAGTTAATTGGTCTTTCACACCTGATATTCGTACTCAATTATTACAAGCAACTACTGTTAAACCTACAGCTACAGCTGATGATGAAGAAGAAGGTGGTTATTTTGGTGATTATGATGATGCTGAAGATATGTTTATAGGCAAGTCAAAACTTAAGGGTAGAAAAGCAATGGATAAAGGTGATGAAGAAGGTCCAACAGAAAAAGACTTAGCTAAGCTTAAATTACCAAAAGCTACACCTTTAAATTCTAAAGTAGGTGATTTCTTCAACAGTTATTCAGGATTGATAGATAAAATTATTAAGAAATATGCTACATCAACTATGAAAACAGGTCGTGTAGTTAAAGAAGCTGAAGATGGAGGAATGTCAAGTGCTGACTTAAAAGCTGCTAATGCTAAATCAAAAGAAACAGCTAAAGAAGCATTACCTGAATTAATTAGTCAACTTGTGGATGCTCTTAAAGCATTAAAATCAGAAGATCAAACAGCATATGTTAAAGTATTAAATGATCTTGACAAATATAAGTTTACACCTACAAACACTAAGAATGTTCTAAAACAACTTCTTAAAGCATTAGATGAACCAACAATGCCTACATTAGCAGGTAAAAAGAAGAAGAGTGATGATGATGAGTTAAAAGCTTTAGGAATTGATGATGAACCAATTGAATTAGACGGAGAAGAAGAAATTTAAAAATTATGAAAAAATACATTTTACCAGTTATTTTACTTTTAATTGTGTTATGGTTTGCTTTTGATAAAGTAACTAACATTGGATTAACAAGTGAATTCAAAGCGAAACAAGATAGTTTAGTTAAAGCAGTTGATTCAATGCAGTTAGTAATAGCTAAAGAAGACGCTATTATTGATTCATTAAACTATGTAGATAATGTTTTATCTGATAAGTTAGCTCATCAAAAAACTAAAGTGATTAAAATTGTTGAGACTATTGAAGTTGAAAAAAACAATATTGACTCTTATTCAGAACATGAGTTAGTAAGTTCATTTAATAAACGTTACCCAACAGATACAATCACAAATCCATTACCTGTAGCACAACCAGTATTAGTTAGTGCCGCTAAGGATTTAGTAGAATTAGATGGCGCTAAACAAATTATAGTGTTAAAAGATAGTTCAATTGCTACTTTAGAAGAAAAAGTAACAAATAAAGATAGTGTTATTAGTAAGTATGTTTCTAAAGAAAATACCTACAAAAATATTATGACTAATCAACAAACACAAATTAAAGATTGGAAATTCCAATATAACGCATTACAGTTAGAAAATACTAAATTAAAAGCTAAAAATAAGTTTACTAAAATTGGAGCTGGTTTGGTAGCTGGTGGATTAGTATATTTGATGTTAGTTAAATAAATAGTACTTAATCGCATACCGTAAGATCTGCCTTAAGTCAAGTACCCCCGCTATAGTCTCAGTATTATAGCTCTAGAGTCTAACCCCGTAAGGTTAGGCTCTTCTTATATATTTATATACAACAAATTATATGAGTGACCAACAAAATATAAAGGATATAATTAAACAGGAGTATATCAAGTGTGCTACTGATCCTGTTTATTTTATGAAAAAATATTATTGGATTCAACACCCACAGCGTGGCCGTATCCAATTTAATTTATATCCATTTCAAGAAGGAGTACTAAATCAATTTAAAAAGAATAGATATAGTATTGTAAATAAATCAAGACAATTAGGTATCTCTACTCTATCATCAGCATATTCATTGTGGTTGATGTTATTTCAAAAAGATAAAAACATTCTTTGTATCGCTACTAAGCAGGAAACTGCTAAGAACATGGTTACTAAAGTACGTTTTGCTTATGAAGCTCTACCCTCATGGCTTAAATTAAAAGCTGTAGAGGATAATAAGTTAAGTCTTAAATTAGCAAATGGTTCTCAAATTAAAGCAGTAGGTGCTACAGGTGATGCGGGTAGATCTGAAGCTGTATCCTTACTATTATTAGATGAGGCTGCCTTCATTGAAGGTATAGATGAGATTTTCGCTTCTGCTCAACAAACTCTAGCTACAGGAGGACAATGTATAGCTATTTCAACTCCGTTTGGTACAGGTAACTGGTTTCATAGAACATTTATTGGAGGAGAAGAAGGTAAAAATGGATTTGTATCTATAAAATTACCTTGGACTGTACACCCAGAAAGAAATCAAAAATGGAGAGATGAACAAGACGCTATTCTAGGAATTAGAAACGCAGCTCAAGAATGTGATTGTGACTTTACAACTTCAGGTGATACAGTAGTAGAACCAGATATTTTAAATTTTTATATTCAAACATATCAAACTGATCCAATAGCTAAAGGAGGATTTGATGGTAATTTATGGCGTTGGGAATATCCTGATTACTCTAAAAATTATATTGTAGTAGCTGACGTCGCTAGAGGCGATGGTAAAGACTATTCTGCATGCCATGTTATTGATATTGAAAGCGCTAAACAAGTAGAAGAATATAAAGGACAACTTGGTACTAGAGATTATGGACATTTATTAGTATCTATAGCTACCGAATGGAATAACGCCTTATTAGTGATAGAAAACGCTAATATAGGTTGGGACACTATACAAACAGTACTAGATAGAGGATATCAAAATGTTTACTACTCATCTAAATCAGATACCGCTAATATCACAATGGATAACTTCTTAAGTCGAAATGATAATAATTTAGTACCTGGATTTACAAACTCAATTAAAACAAGACCACTTGTTGTTTCAAAATTAGAATCATATATGCGTGAAAGAGCATGTATTATACAATCACGTCGAACATTAGAAGAATTAAGAACATTTGTTTGGAAAAATGGTAAAGCTCAAGCCAATGATGGATATAATGATGACCTTGTAATGGCATTTGGTATTGGTATGTTCTTACGTGACACCGCTTTAAAATTTTCTCAAGCAGGTATGAACTTAACTCGCGCTTCACTTGGAGGTATAGGAAGAGTTTCATATAATACCGGGCCAACTAGTATGTACTCCCCGCATAGCCCACAAAATTCAAATCCGTGGCAAATGGATGATGGCGCAGGACGTATGGAAGACATCAGCTGGTTGGTATAAACAAATATTTATAACATATACAAACAATTATGGGATTATTTGACAATCTTAAACGATTATTCTCCTCAGATGTCGTTATTCGTAACGTAGGAGGTGATGAATTAAGAGTAATAGATACAGATCGTATACAATCATTAGGTACTTTACAAACTAATGCATTGGTTGATAGATTTACTAAAATCTATACTACATCTGGCGCTGGTATTTACAACGTAAACAACGTTTATAACTATCAGACATTAAGAGTACAACTTTATACAGACTATGAATCAATGGATACAGACGCTATTGTAGCATCTGCTTTAGATATTATAGCTGATGAATGTACTTTAAAAAATGAACATGGAGAAATGCTTCATATTCGTTCAGCAGACGAAAATATTCAAAAAATACTTTACAACTTATTCTATGATGTGTTAAACATCGAATTCAACTTATGGAGTTGGGCTCGTAATATGTGTAAGTATGGTGATTTTTATCTTAAATTAGAAATTGCTGAAAAATTTGGTGTATATAATGTTATACCATTCTCAGCTTATTCAATCATTAGGGAAGAAGGTACAGATGTTAAAAATCCTACTTATGTAAGATTTAAATACGACCCTACAAGCGTATCAGGCATTACAACTCCACAAACACAATATGCTTTAGGTACTGCTACAGCTGATATTTACTTTGAAAACTTTGAAATGGCCCACTTTAGATTAATAAGTGATGTTAACTATTTACCTTATGGTAGAAGTTACTTAGAACCAGGCCGTAAGATATTTAAACAAATGGTTTTGATGGAAGATGCAATGTTAATTCATAGAATTGTTCGTGCTCCTGAAAAACGTATTTTTTATATGAACGTAGGTGCTATTCCTCCAAATGAAGTAGAAGGATTTATGCAGAAAACAGTTCAAAAACTTAAAAAAGTACCTTATGTTGATCCACAAACAGGTCAATATAACTTGAAGTTCAATATGATGAATATGATGGAAGACTTTTACATTCCTGTAAGAGGTAATGACCAATCAACTCGTATTGATACAACTAAAGGTATGGAATACAATGGTATTGAAGACGTTGCTTACTTAAGAGACAAATTATTCGCTGCTCTTAAGATACCTAAAGCGTTTATGGGATATGAGAAAGATTTAACAGGTAAAGCTACATTAGCTGCTGAAGATATTAGATTTGCTCGTACCGTAGAACGTATTCAAAGAATATTACTATCAGAATTAACTAAGATTGCATTAGTACACTTATATAGCCAAGGATATGATGGTGAAACACTAACTAACTTCGACTTATCATTAACTACACCATCTATTATCTATGATCAAGAACGTGTTAATTTAATGAAAGAAAAAGTTGAATTAACTTCAACTATCTTAGAAAATAACTTATTACCAACTGATTGGATTTACGATAATTTATTCCATTTCAGTGAAGATCAATATGATGAATATCGTGATTTAGTAGTTGAAGATAAAAAACGTAAGTTTAGATTAGCTCAAATTGAAGAAGAAGGTAATGATCCAAATGAAAGTGGTCAAGTTTATGGTACACCGTCACAATTAGCAACAGCTTATGGTAAGGGTAGAGGTGATGGTGAAGTACCAACAGGATATGATGAGAAAAATCCTAATGAACCTGTACACCTTGTTGGACGCCCTGAAAAATCAGCATCAAACATTAATCGTCAAGATAATGCATTTGGTAAAGATCGCATTGGTGTTAAAACATACAGTACAGCAGGTGCTGACCAAGAAGATAGTTTAGCTAAAACCCAATGGAAAGGCGGCTCACCACTAGCATTAGAAACATATCTTAAAAACAAGAATATGTTCTCTCAAATTCCAGTTCCACGTAAGACAACATTATTTGAAAACGGCATGCTGGATGAAAATAATATCCGTGAAGAAATTAAATAAACTACATATTTATAAGTAGTATCATTATACTAGACTATGCGTATTAAACATAACAAATTTCGTAACACAGGTGTTTTATTTGAGCTATTAGTGCGTCAAATAGCATCTGATACGTTAGCGAATAATGACTCTAAAGCAGTCAAAATTGTAAAAAAGTATTTTCATAATAGTGAGATGGCTAAAGAACATAAACTTTACCATACTATCTTAACAGCACCTCGATTAAGTGAAGGTAAAGCTGAAGCTTTAGTTAATATCACTGTTGATTTAGCTAAAAAGTTAAATAAAGAAACATTATTAAAAGAAAAATACAACTTAATTAAAGAAGTTAAAAAACATTATAATCTTGAAAGTTTCTTCAAAGCTACTGTTAATAACTATAAAACTTTAGCGGCGGCTTATACATTATTTGAAGCAGCTATGGAAGATAAGTTTGTTGAGCCTAAGCAATTAGTGCTTAATAAGCTTACTTTAATGGAACATATCACTAAAAAGGTATTAGTTGAAAATAAAGACACAGAAGTTGAAACAGCTTTAGCTAAAGAAGATAAAAATGTTCGTATCTTAGCATATAGAATGTTGATTGAGAAATTTAACTCTAAATATTCTAATCTAAGTGACCGTCAAAAATCAGTATTGAAAGAATTCATTAACAATATTTCTAATCCTGAACATCTTAAAGTTTACATCAATGAGAACCTTAATAAGGTTAAAACTGAATTAAGTGACTTAGTTAAACAAGTTGACGATAAGACAACTGAAATCAAGTTAAACGAAGTTATAACGTTGATAAAGCCAATTTCTAACAAGTCGTCTGTAAAAGATGAGCATTTAGTAACATTACTTCAATATCAACAATTAGCTGAGGAAATTAAAAATATCAAGTAATGGCTGATATAGAGTTAAAGACATATGGTGATTTAAAAAATGCTATTAACAGTATATCCTTAAAACAAAAAGGTGACAAAATAGTATCTCAAGGTAAGTCATTTGCTTTAGATCAAGTACTAGGATTCTTTCCTGGAGCGTCAAATGCTAAAACATTATATGACTTTATAAAAGCTGCTACTTTAAGACCAGATGATAAAAAATCTAAAACTTGGCTAGATAAACTAGATGTAGACGATGATGTATCAGCAATTGTTGATGACACTGTAGAAAATGGTTTTTTAAAATATATATCTGATAGAATCAAAAGTAAAAATGATAATGAGAGCTTAGAGGATGATTTTAATATGAATCAAGAATTAGCTAACTACTTATCTGACAAATATAATAAAAGATATGTAGCTGGGGTTCCTAATAGTAATGTAAATGAAATGGATAAAAAAACTAAAATAAAAGAAACTTTAAAAATCAAACTTAAGCAAGAAATGTCTACAACAGGCACAGGTGCTTCTGTAACTCCAGGTACTGGTGAAGGTGTGGCTACTAAATATGCTTTTGCTCCTAAAAAAGACAGTAATAAAATAGCTAAAGACTATATCAAAACATTTGGTGGTGAATTAGCTCCATCAGTTCCTAATCGTTCATCTAAAACTATAGACTATAAAGAACTATGGGAAGCAGATGGGTATGATTCTCTATCAGATATTTTAAAACAATTAGGCGCTGAAGAAGATGCTATTAAAGTACTTATTAAAGCAGTTGAAATGGGAGCTTTAAAACCATCTGATGCTATTGAAATCACAAAGAAAGCACTTGGTACAAAAGAAGAATTACAAGAAGGATATGCTCAATTTAGAAATGAAACTAAAATGAGATCCAAATCAGATCAATTTCATCAAGCAGTTAAGCAAGTAAAAAAGAAAATGAACGAAATCAATCGTATATTCGAATACGTTGATCGTTTAAAAAGTGAATTAAGTGAAGGTGAAGACCTAAAATATAAAAAATATACTGAAAATGCTTTCCAACAAATTAAAGAAAGCGCAAAACAATTATTTTTAAAATCAACAAAATTAAAATAAATGGCAGATAATTTTAACATGAAGCAATTCCTAATGGAAAATAAATTAGGTGCTTACTCTAAATTAAAAGAAAACGAAGAACAATTAAAC